ACCGCAGCACAAAAACGCAAGATGAAGAAACGATAACCCTAAATAACACGAACTGAATTTCTTCATAGGAGGGATTATGCCCGAGGGAATAACTTTATCTGATCTTCTGGAATTTAAATCAGACATCGAGCAGATCGTAAAAGATTGTGTCAAAGAAGAACTTAAGAAATACAAACCCGGTTCTGGCTTAACTGAGGAACAAGCAAAAGATCTTTCACATGGATTGGGAATGCTGTCAGACCTGGGGGGTGGGGATGCGAGTAAGGGAATTGAAGTCATACGGGACAATAACATATGGCTACAGAAGCAACGGGAACGCGGGGAGAAGATAGCAAGCCGAGTGATATTTGTTATGGTGACATCGTTGATAGCGAGTGGTCTATACGCACTTTGGGAAGGATTTAAAAGTAAGATCCTGGGGATGTTTGGTACATGACAGATGCAACGGTCGGTGAGAGTGGATTGCATGTAGCTGACGAACAGTTCGTCCATGAATGGATGACGAATGGCTACAATGTTGTCGAGGCGTATAAGGCGGCTCATCCGAAAGTATCCAATTCAACAGCAAGCTCACAGGGTAACAAAAAATTAAAAGATCCAACTATCGCGGCTTACGTTTCCGGTGTTCTTAAAAGTCATCTCGAAAAGTACAACGTCACAGAGGAAAGCATAGTCGAAGAGTTGGCTAACATTGCTTTCTTGGATGTAGCAAACTTGATGGACAAAGACGGGTCGCTTATCACTGATGTACGTCTCCTACCCGAAAGAGTAAGGCGCTGCGTATCCGCGGTTGAAGAAAACATTGAAGGAAAAATAAAGATCAAACTCTGTAGCAAAGAAAAAGCACTTGAGATGTTGGCGAAGTACAAAAAACTGTTGACAGATAAGCATGAGATATCCGGGGGTGATGACTTGGCGCAGTCTATCCTTAACGCGAGGAAGCGGGTCATCAAGGAAACGAAAACAATTACTGAAGTGGAAGAGATGCTGGAATGAATGATAACGTCCAAGACCTGTCACAGTACAATCCGATGACAATGCTCTCTGAGGATCTGGCAAAGTATTATGACGATCCTTACGGGTATGTCATGTGGGTGTTCCCCTGGGGTGAGAGGGGAACGTGGCTTGAGAACTTCAAAGGTCCGAAGCAATGGCAGAAGAAGTATCTGTTAGAACTTGGGGAGTCGATCAAAGAACGCGGGTTTGACGGGGTTACACCTGTCGCGCCAATCAGAAGGTCTACTGCGTCCGGGCATGGTATTGGAAAGTCTGCTCTGACGGCGTGGTTGATAAAATTCATTTCAGATACTCGCCCCTTCTCAAAGGGTGTAGTGACTGCGAACACGGCGAGTCAGTTACAGACAAAGACATGGGCTGAGTTGGGTAAGTGGCATGAGATCAGTCTTACCCGGACGTATTTTACTTATGCGTCTGCGCGCGGGAACATGTCTCTCCAGAATAAAAGGCATCCCGAGACATGGCGGTGTGATGCGTTTACGTGTCGTGAGGAGAACTCAGAATCATTCGCCGGTCAGCATGCAGCGACTTCGACTTCGTACTACATCTTCGATGAGGGTTCCGCTGTGCCGGAGAAGATATACGAAGTGGCCCAGGGCGGTTTGACAGATGGTGAGCCGATGTTCTTTGTGTTCGGCAACCCCACGCGAAACACAGGTTTCTTCCGTCAGACGTTTGGAAAGTACCGCGCCCGTTGGGACAAGATGCAGATCGACAGTCGTTTCGTAGAAGGCACGAACACAGAACTCTATCAGGAATGGATCGATGATTATGGCTTAGAATCAGACTTTGTAAAGGTTCGTGTGTGCGGGTTATTCCCGAGCGCGTCTGTGTTGCAGTTCATTCCGGGAGATATTGTCGAAGCAGCTATGAAGCGAAAGTTGCACCCCTCTCAATTCGATTTCGCGCCGCGGATACTCGGAGTTGATGTGGCGTGGGAGGGTGATGACAGATCTTCTATCGTATTCCGGCAAGGATTGAACATGACGTTGCTATTCTCCGGTGTGAACATATCGCCGGAGCAACTTACGACTCTGATCACACAGTTTGAGGACAAATACCACATCGATGCTACGTTTGTTGACAAAGGTGGTGGGGCCGCAGTTATAGCGCTCTTGAGAAACCTTGGACGTAACCCGATAGCCGTTAACTTCGGAATGAAGTCTAACGATCCGCAGTATTACTTGAAGCGGACGTACATGTGGGGTAAGTTCAAGGAATGGTTGGATGCTGGTGGGTCGATAGATGATAATCTGGAATGGTATGATGACCTGGTTGGTGTTGAGTACCAACGGAGGGCTGATGGGTCATATCAACTTGAGCGAAAGAAGGATATGAAATCGCGGGGGTTGGCGAGTCCTGATCTTGGTGATGGCGGGGCTTTGACTTTCGCGGAAGATGTTCATCGGAGATCACCTATTGAGGAACTTGTAACTTCGACCGATAAGGTTCAAACGGAGTTTGATATTTTTGAAACTATTGATGGAGGATATTGATATGTGTTTTTTCCAGCCACGAAGGAAAGAATCAGCCCAGGCACCCGCAGGGCCACCGCCTGTTACACCGCCGCCTGTGGAGGCTGCGCCTACTCCGGTAGCAGATAGGGCTGCTGCGGTACCACCGATTACAGGTGAGGATACTGCTTCCCGGGCGAGAAGGCGAAGAGGCAGAGGAGGCACGATAGTTACTGGGCCGCTGGGGCTTACGGTTCCTTCGGCGGGTTCACGCGCTACTCTCTTAGGCAGATCAGGAACAGGGGTGGTTTAATATGGCTGCTCATCCAACTACCGGGGCTACCTCAGACACAACGGGAACCCGTAAATATCGTAACAGGCATCATAACCTGTACGATGAGAGTGATGAATGGCTTGTCCATTGGCGTGATCTGTCAGAACATCTGTTGCCGCGTAAAGGAAAGTATCTTCGCAGCAATAGAACTGAACAAAACCCTGGTCTTAAGAGACATCAGAAAATCATAAACGGTTCCGCCAATGACGCGCTTCGTATTGTTGCTGCGGGCATGCAGGGTGGACTCACATCACCATCAAGGCCGTGGTTCAGGTTGACCATCCAGGATGAAGAACTCATGGAGTTTTCGCCAGTTCGTAATTGGCTGCATCAAGTTCGGAATGGGATGCTTGCTGTTTTTGCGCGCTCCAATTTCTATAGCTCCATTCACAATGTGTACAAAGAACTAGCTGCGTTTGGTACTTCCGCTATGTTTATGGAGGAGGATCTTAGAACGGTTGTACGTTTCCGGCCTCTTACTATTGGAGAGTTCAGACTCGCTTTGGATTCTACATATGTGCCTGTTACGCTGTACAGACAATTCAGCATGTCAGCAGCACAGATGGCCGAAAAGTTTGGAGAAGATAATCTTTCTCGTACAGTAAAACAAGCGTTTAAAGATCCCCATAGAATGGATGATAGATTTGAAGTGATTCATGCTATGGAGCCAAAAGATAATGTGGACTCCAGGGGTATGACTTACGATTCTGTTTACTTTGAATTAAACACAGATGAAAATGATGGGGATAAATTTTTACGTAAAGGGGGATTCAGGGAGAAACCATTTGTCGCTCCCCGTTGGGATGTGACAGGCGTAGATACTTATGGCAACAGCCCTGGCATGGAAGCGCTTGGTGATGTGAAGATGCTTCAGAGTATGGAAACGAAGAAGTTGAAGGCACTCGCTAAGATGGTAGATCCTCCCATGAATGCGCCGTTGGCTTTAAAGGGGAAAGGTGCTACTGTTATACCCGGTGGAGTTAATTACATTGATGTCACAGCGGGGGCGCAGGGATTTACACCTTCTTATATGATCAATCCAGACATGCAGAACATCGGTATAGAGATCGATAGAGTTGAAGAAAGGATAAGACGATTCTTTTTTAATGACCTTTTCTTGGCTACGCTTGCCTCGAACAAGGACATGACAGCGACTGAAGTTGTGCAGCGCCACGAAGAAAAGTTACTTATGCTCGGGCCTGTTACTGAACGACTTGAATTTGAATTGTTTGACACCATCATAGAGCGCACTTACAATACTATGGATAGCTTGGGAATGCTGCCTCCAGTGCCGCCGGAGCTTTCGGGAATAAATTTGGAGATTAAGTATATCTCTCTTCTGGCTCAGGCACAAAGGATAGTTGGGCTTTCTTCTATACAGAGGACGGCTGAATTTGTTACAAATATGGCGGGGGCGTATCCGCAGGTTCTTGACAAATTTGATGCCGATGAGGCGGTTGATCAGTTTAGTGAGATAGTTGGTATACCACCTAAGATCATAGTCAGTGATGATAAAGTTGCTGAGAAGCGACAGGCTGATGCAGAGGCAGCGGCTGCGGCGGCTGCGGCTCAGAACGTGGCTCAGGGTATCGAAAGCGGGAAGACGCTTAGTGAGACTGAACTAGGTACAGGTAGCGCGCTTGATTCGGTTGCTGAACAGATAGGTGCTGGTGTTTAATGGCTAAAAGTAAACCTTATAATGCGTCTGATAAGGAGCAGGTAAAAGATGCGGCTAAGAGAAACAAGAATCAGAGGAAGCAAGAGCTTGAGGATATAAAGAATATAATAGCCAGGCCGGAAGGCATGCGCTTTTTTAGACGGTTGATGGAAGAGGGAAAAGTGTTTCGTACTACCTTTACAGGTAATAGTAACGGATACTTTTTAGAAGGACATAGGAATTTGGCGTTGATATTTTTCGCTGACATAGTAGATGCGGCAAAAAATAGAGTTGCCGAATTGGTTATAAAGCAGGTTGCAGAAACTGGGGAGGAGTAGTTATGGCTGAAGATACTGGTAATAAGGGTAACACCGAAAAGCCTATATTGAGTGGTGAGGACACGAAACCGGAGGACACGAAACCGGAGGACAC